TTGATGATGGTGTCTTTCATAAAGTATATAATAAATCAGATGACGAAGATTTATATTTCATCTGTGTATTTGATGGTAAAAGAAAATGAAAATAACATGTGCTAGATTGCGGTCTAATGTAAAGTATGAAGGCCCACTTGAAACAGTACTAGATAGTTTTTTAGAGAACTATGTAAAGTGGATGAGGGCAAACCCCCAACACGAGTACGGAACCTATAACATATCTTTTGATGGTACTAGACCTAAGAGAACACCAGAGTCAATAGAATGGGCTGACGCGATAGTAATTCCTAGTGATAGTGAGTTTAGATATCATGGTGAGTTACAAATGAATCCAAAAGACTTGGCGAAGTCACAGTCTCATATGGATAACATCATACCATTCTTCAAAGACAAACATGTCATTGTTATGAGGAGTGATAGAGGTGATGACGAAAAGTTATACAGAGAAGAGACACTACAGAATGTGCCAATCAAATCTTACACAGAGATTGATGAGATTGATTTCTCTGGTAACATACATGGAATGAAGTATCACTTTATAAGAAACAAATTTGGTAACCCACTATTCACTACGGCAAAGAGAACTGACTTTGGATATTGGGGACGCATGAAGACAGGATGTAACCGCGATAAGATTATTAGAAAGATTTACCGTGACCCAGACTTAAGCACATGTTTGATTGGTGGATTCCCATCTGGTATTCAAAGACAGGCTTCGTGGATAAAAGATTGGAATCAACTATATCCTATGTTAGAACCATGCAGATGGACATTATGTTTTAACTGGAAGGATGAGACTGCTACTACATCTAGGTATGTGGAGGCACTCGCAATTGGAATGATACCTTTTGTGTGGAGACAGTACGATAAGAATAATACATATAACATAGACCCTTGGCAAAGAATAGAAGACTTTGATGATTTGAAATCTAAGGTCATGGAGTTGAGGGATGAGAGTTTGTTAGAGAAAAAACTTGAAGAGTATAGAATGAACTATGGTAAGAAACTATTAACTCTTGAGGGATACTATGATATATTCTCTCATAAAATGAACAGGGGATTGCATGAAGATAGCGTTAGTTAACGATACACACTTTGGTGCGAGGTCAGACAGTTTGCCGTTTGATTCGTATTTCAGAAAATTCTATGATGAGTTCTTCTTTCCAGCACTAGCGGAAAGAGAGATAAAAACAATTATGCATTTGGGTGATATCTTTGATAGAAGAAAGTATATGAATTACAATACACTCAAGAGTTGTAAGGAGTATTTCTTTGACCAAGCAAAAGACCTAAATATAGATATGCATGTGGTGCCAGGCAACCACGATACTTATTTTAAAAACACCAATGATGTCAATGCACCAGAACTATTATTACAAGAGTATGATAATGTCACCGTATATCCAGAAGTTACAGAGTTAGATTTCGATGGGAGAAAAATTTTATTTGTTCCTTGGATTTGTAGCGATAACTACCAATCTACTATGGAAATGGTCGAAAGAACTGACGCGGAAGTATGTTTCGGGCACTTTGAATTTTCTGGGTTCCAAATGTATAAAGGTATGCCGAATGAGCATGGAATGGATCATACTGCCTTTAAGCGCTTTGATTTGGTTTGTAGTGGTCATTACCATCACCGTTCTAGTAGGGATAATGTTGTGTATCTTGGCAATCCCTATGAGATTACATGGTCGGATTTTAATGATGCACGAGGATTTAATATCTATGACACGGAAACACAAGAATTAGAATTCTTACAGAACCCACATAGGATGTTTCATAAGATATTCTATAATGATGTTGACGATAATGTAGAGTATGATTTGACAGGATTAGTCGGCGGATGTGTAAAAGTTATTGTTGTAAAGAAAGAAAACTTTACTAAGTTTGACAAACTAATCGATTCATTATACAGTTGTAATCTAGTTGAGTTAAAGATTATAGAAGACTTTTCAGAGTTTGAGGACAACGCGGTAGGAGAAATGGATTTGAAACTTGATGATACAATTACATTGTTGAATGATTATGTTGACAATACCGTAACAGATTTAGACAAAGAAAGATTAAAGAATGTATTGCAATCCTTATATGTAGAAGCACAACACATCGAGGTTTAGTGGATGTTTAGTGGTAACAACTTACCCCAACATTTAGAGTTGGAGATTCCAGAAAAAAGAGAAGACCAAAAATATTTGGTTGTTGGTGGATGTTCTTTCACATGCCAAGACGGTAACTCATGGCCAGAGGCAACATCTAGAACATTGGACATGGTGTGTATCAATACTGCTCATGTTGGAGTGGGTAACAGTACAATATTTAGTAGCACGATGAGATACTTACAACAGATGTTGGAGTCTGGTATTCCCGCCGATGATATCATTGTTGGTGTTATGTGGTCACACGCGGATAGATTTGAATACATGAGGGAAAGTCACAGAGAATCAATACAAAGAAAAAGAAAACCAGTTGCCATGATAAAAAAGGTAGATGTTTCTGATTCCGATTGGGTTCAATGGACGCCAGCAGTTTTGGGATGGGTAAAGTTATCCGCAGAAGAACAGAAAAGTTCTTCCGCGCTCCAAGGAATGCCACCGATTACTTTTCCAGAGAAACAGAAAACTGAATGGGTTCAATATGGAGAAATGATGCTCAATGAGTTTTATAAGACAGACCCATCTCGAGCGATTAATAGTTTGAATTATGTATTGAACATGCAGAATTTTTTGAAGGCAAATAATATTAAATATGTGTTTGCTAGATTTACTGAAAACTGTTTGTTGCCTGATACATATCATCATCCAGAGGTTGTCTGGCAAACTAAACTGATAGATTGGGATAAATTTTTATCTGGTGGGTGTTATGAGTGGTGTTTTGATAATACCGATTTGCCATTCAAGGAAGCAAGTCTGGGATGGGATAGAGATAGAAACTCACCACAACACCCAACATCCAAACAACACAAGATATATGCAGAGGAGATGGTAGTACCTTACTTAAAAAATATTTTATGATTACATTTGAAAAGATACGATGGAAAAATTTCCTGTCTACAGGGAATAGTTTTACAGAGATAGAGTTTAATCGAAGTCCTAGCACTTTAGTGGTAGGTGAGAATGGTAGTGGTAAATCTACAATGCTTGATGCTGTGTGTTTTTCGTTATTCAATAAACCATTTCGTAAGATTAGTAAAACTCAGTTGATTAACTCCATCAATAATAAAAAGATGATTGTTGAGATAGAGTTTAGAACAGGAAGTAAAGAGTTCAAAGTTATTCGCGGTGTTAAACCAAATATATTTGAGGTATATTGTGACGGACAGATGTTAGACCAAGATGCTGCTGTTAGGGACACGCAGAAATACCTTGAAGAAAGTATATTGAAGATGAACTTCAAATCGTTTACTCAAATAGTAATACTAGGAAGTGCTTCGTTTACACCGTTTATGCAGTTGCCCACAGCATCTCGCCGAGAAATTATTGAGGACATACTTGATATCGAAATATTTACGACTATGAATCAAGTGTTACGCGAGAAGATTGCCGTCCTTAGAGATGAAATTAGAGATGTAGAATCAGAAGTGGAAGTAGCAAAATCCAAAGCAACGGTTCAAAGAAAGTATATTGAACAGTTGGAGAAGGATAAGAAAATCAAAGTTGATAAAATTAAGGAGAAAATAGATGAACTCATCGAGGCGACTACTGACCTTGAAAGCAAACTTTCAGAGGCAAGCGCAGAGAAGGAGAGTCATGATGACCCGAAAGAGCGGAAACGCAAACTGGATGGTCTCAAAGACAAACTCAACTCCAACCTCAGAAAGGCAAGAAAAGAACTCGACTTCTACCACGACACAGACGAATGCCCAACCTGTAAACAAGGATTGACGCATGACTTCAAGGAAGAAAAACAAAAAGAAAAGTCTGATAGGATTCAAGAGTTAGAGTCTGGGTTGAACGATATGGACGCGGAGTATAATGCTGTCCATGATGCGATAGAAAAGTATGACCAAATTGTGACTGACATACAAGACATTCAAAGTGAACTTATAACTCAAGAGAGGTATAAGAACAGATTGACTTTGGAACTCAATGAGGCAGAAACAAATGTTGCAGACATTGATGAGGAGAAAAACAAACTCAAAGAAATGGCGATTGACCTAACAAATAAGAACAAAGAAAAAACAGATAAGGGTGAAGAACAACATTACAATACTGCTGCTGCCAGTTTGCTTAAAGATACAGGGATTAAGACTAGAGTTATAAGACAGTATCTACCAATCATCAATCAGTTGGTGAATAAATATTTGGCTGCGATGGATTTCTTTGTTCACTTTGACTTGGATGAAAAGTTCAATGAAACAATAAAGTCCAGACATAGAGACAAGTTTTCTTACTCTAGTTTCAGTGAGGGTGAGAAACAAAGAATAGACTTGGC